CAACTCAATTGGTAACGTCTCTGGTCTTCAGTACACCAGCATGAATGTTCTTGGTTTGAATGTCGTCGTTGACAACAACTTCGCTTCTGGAACCATGCTTGTGGTTTACGCACCAGGCTTTGAAATCTACGAATCGGGCCCGCAATTGTTGAGCCTTGACAACCCAAGCACCCTTGGCAAGAACCTGAGTATCCACCAGTACTTCGCCACCTTCGTTGCTAAGTCGAGCTTCATTCAGTCAATCACAATCGCCTAACTCTCAGTCCGAAAGGCGGTTAGCCGATCATGGCTGTTTATCAAGTTACTTTTCATCAGCGTTTGGATAACTATGCGGTTGTCCAGACGCTGACGGAACCCGATGTCGCTGTCGGGCAATCAATGACACTTGCTAGTTTGGGTCACGACCTGAACGGCACTCATGTCATTTACGATCTGCCAAGTTACCTGTTTATTGGCGTTGACTCTGAAGGTGATCTCCTTTTTGATGTCAACCAACCGATCCCCAACCAAGTGTTATTTTATGACGCTGGCGATGATCTAGATCGAAGCTCCACAACTACTGGAACTTTGACCTATACCGAAACTTGCACTTGGGTCACAGGCCCACAAATTGCGACATATCTCGGAATCACAACTAGCGGTGACGAGACAGCCTTTTTGGTGCAGGTCGCTGCAGCTGCAAATTCGTTCTGTTTTCGCCGACGTCAAGAGTCCGGCTACACGGACCAACTGACTGTTACGCCTGGTGGAGATGTTACGCTCGGAACTTTGATGTATGGTTCGGCGTTGTACCGCCAAAGAGGAAGTGTGGACCAGTTCGCTAGTTTCACAGATATGGCGTCAGCGCCCACTGTAGGGCTCTCAGGCATCGTCAAACAGTTGTTAGGCATCAACAGACCACAGGTCGCCTAAAATGGCTTACACGGACTTCCTGAACGAGGCGCTAGATGATCTGGTCACTACTCTCCAAACTATTTCGGGTTTGCGTGTGGTCAACGATCCTCGCAACATTGCTCCACCTTGCGCTTTTGTTGATGCTCCAACCATCGAGTCATGGAACGGCAACATTGTCAAAATGACTTTTCCCGTTACCTTAATTAGTAACGGCCCAGGCAACCTTGACGCCTTACGCCAGCTCTTGTCACTCACAGCCGAATTGGTCACAAAGGACATTGCTGTAATGAGTGCCAACCCTAAAGTTGTTTCGGTTGGTGGCGCTGACTATGCCGGATACGAATTAATTATCCCCCTACAAGCACAGGATTCATGATGAACAAATATGTAATCACAAGTACTCGAGTCGGCGAAATTGGCACAGCGTTTGTTGCTAGCCCGTCTGACGATATTGATTGGTTGATCGCTGGAGGCTTCATTCAGCATTCCGACACTCACCCAAGTAAGGGTGCTAAATTAGCCAAGAAGCCCGACGCAACCGATTCTCAGGAGTAAATCATGGCCACGTCGACTTACCTATCCAATCCGATCGTCTCAATCGGTGCTGTTGATATTTCTGATCAATGCACGAGCGCAAACTTGTCGCAAAAAATTGTGGCTTTGTCTGACAATGCGTTCGGTTCTACCGCTACCAGCTTCACGGCTGGTTTGCAGGACAACACCTTGACCTTGGAGCTCTACTGGAGCACTGCCAGCAGTGAGACTTACAGCACTTTCAAGTCACTCGTCGGCACAAAGATTGCGTCAGTAACCCTTAAAGGCACGGCGGCCGCTACTAGCGCCACAAACCCCCTAGGCACTTTGGCTAACTCATACCTCGAAGAACTACCAGTTGTTTACACCCTTGGCGAATTAAGCCGTTGCACGATCACACTTCGTGGCGGAACCTTCGCTTGGACTGAAGTCTGATCTAACCAAACCTAAACAAAGGACCCGACATGAAACTAACGATTAAGTTTGACATTGGTCAAGGACCAGCAACGATCACAAGCACTCTGGCAACACTTGTTGCTTGGGAACGCCGTTTCAAAATGAAAACCAGTGACCTTGCCGACAACTTTGGTATGGAAGATATGGCGTTCATGGCTTGGTATACAGCCAAGATTCAAACCGAACACGGACAAACCATTCCGGTTGAGTTTGATTCGTTTGTTAACAAGCTCGTAGATATTGAGATTGTGAGTACTGCGTCCTCAAACCCTACGAAAGCGGATCGCACCGCCACTCTCTAGCACAACTTTTGGTCATTACAGGCTGGTGGCCACCTGATGTAGACTTTGACTCTGACGACCTCTCGACAGTCGCCACGATTCTTAAGGAGAGGTGAACCATGTCAATGCAAATTCAAGGACTTGAGTCCACCTTAAAAGTTCTCCAAAAAACTAAACCCGAAGTTAAAAAGCAATTCTTTAAAGACGCTAAACAGATTGTGAAGCCTGCAGTTGATGAGGCTAAGAATGCTTACCGTTCCGATTATCTGTCCGGTATGACTCGAGCATGGGCACCAGGTGGACGACCAATCTTTCCGTGGAATCAAGCCTCAGCCAAAAAAGGTGTCGGTGTTTCTACGTCACTATCTAAAAAACAAGATGCTATTTTGACCATTGTGCAGAAAGACGCTGCAGCTGCCATTTTTGATATTGCGGGCAAAAGTACCAGCAACCGTTTTGGCAACGCCCTGAACGCATTTAACGCACCTTCCCGTGTTATGTGGCGATCATACGAACAACACTCTGGGGCTATTGAGGCTGAGATGTCTAAATCGGTTGACGAGGTTATGGCCCGAATTACTGAACTGCAGAAAGCGGTGTTTTTGTAATGGCTATTCGAATCCCAATCATTACCGACCTTCAAGATAAAGGGATCAGGGACGCTAAGAAAGCCTTCGGCGATTTCAAAACCGCTGTCAATAACGCTGAAGGTGGGATGGGCAAATTTAAGGCGGGAGCTGGTGCTGTTTTTAATTCTGTAAAAGCGAACGCTGGCAATCTTGCTATGGCTGGTGGCGCAGCTTTTGTTACTTTTGCCGCTCAAGGTATTAAAGCGTTCCAAGAGTTGGCGTTAGGGGCCGAAAAGTTTTCTACCGCTACAGGGTTAGCCATTCAGGATGCTTCTCGATATATGGAAGTTGCAGGCGACATCGGAATACCGATTGACGCCGTTGAAGGTGCTATCGGTCGCCTCAACAAAACGATTGGTGCAAACCCTGACAAAGTGCGTCAACTTGGCGTAGATCTTGTTTATCTCAAAGACGGATCGTTAGACGTCAACGCAACATTCCTCAACACCATTGAACGAATCAAAGGCATTAAAGACCCAGCCGAAAAAGCCAAGGTTGCGGCCCAACTGCTTGGCAAGGGCTGGCAGTCAATGTCCACCCTCATTGAGATGGGCGCTGACGATCTATCTGCCGCTTTAGGCAATGTGTCTGACGCAAAAGTTATTGATCCTTCAGAACTGAAAAAAGCCAAAGAGTTCCGAGACATGATGGACAAATTGAAAGACACTGTTGAAGATTTGTCTTTGTCTTTAGGCGAAAGCCTTATTCCGCTTTTAGTTGATGTTGGTGAACTTGTTGACGACATTAGCGCCGTAGGTAAAGCATTAGAAAAAATACCTGGTGCTTCTTGGGCAAGAGATCATTTTGGTTATTTTCCAGTAATACAATTACTTAAAGATGGTTACAACGGACTGACCGACGCCATTGGCGGTTTCTTTGGTTTGTTCTCAGACGACTCTGAACCACCGAAAAGGACAGGTGCCGTTCTAAAAGAATTAAGTGCTAACGGCATAGGACTTTTTGATGCTTTCGAAACTATAAATGGAGGGATTTTTGAAGTTTTAATTGCCCTCAAAGAAACAAAAAATAAAGGGTTTGATCCGCTCAACGACAGTATCAATGACACGACTGAAGCTCTCTTTAAAGCTGACGCCGCATGGAAAGTTTTAACTGACAACCTTGCACAAGAAGTTGCGTTAGATGAAGCCAAAATTAAACTTCAAGAATTAGAAGCCGCAGCCGCTCTCGCGTTTGGTTCAGGTAGGCAAGCCGACATTGACGCCTACGAACAAGCGGCCCTTGACTTTGTTACGGCCTTAGCGGCGATCTCTGGCGGTATAGACAGCGTTTCTTCCAAAGACATTTTGCTTCGATTCAAAACTCAAGGCCCAGCCGCCGCTTTAGCCCTCGCAACATTTCTTGCTAACGGGT